ATATTTCTGCTGGGTGAAGCCGAGGAAAGGCTTCGGGAGATTGAGGCGTTTTTTCAATCATTTTGGTTCTGCCAGCTGACTACCGTAGACGGGGAAATGATCCTGGAAAGACTGAGAAAAGAGGAGGACGAGAATGACGGCAAAGGAATATCTGCTGCAAGCGTATCTGCTTGATCAACGGATTGACGGCAAGCTGGAACAGGTGGAGGCATTGCGGAGCCTGGCGACAAAGAGCACGGCGATCATTCGGAGCCATCCGGGCAGCGGCGGCGGGAACGATAACTACATGGAGGATGTGGTGATCAAGATTGTGGACCTGGAAAAGGAGATCACCGCGGAGATGGAAAGGCTGGTGGAGCTGAAAAAGGAAATCACCGGAGTTATCGGACAGGTAGAGGATCCGACGCTGCAGACATTGCTGGAGATGCGGTATCTGTGTTACAAGGATTGGCCGGAGATTATGAGTGCAATGGACTACTCAAATTCATCTATTCATCGACTGCATCAGAAGGCACTGGAAAAAATTATGCAAATACTGAAAGACGAGACGAAATAAGACAAAATGAAACAGGACAAGACAAAGGACGTTGTGATATGATAAGCTCGTCAGAAGAAAGGTAAGGAACAGGATCCCGGGGCTCGGAAAAAAGAGCTCCGGGATTTCTTGTGCGCCGGAAGGCGAATAAATAATTCAGAATTGAAGGTGGAGGTGAGAGCTTGGACGAGAGAATGGATTCGCTGGATGAGATTCGGAGGATGGCTCCGGATGTGGTGAACAAAATGGGGGAGATGCTGGGGAGCCCGAAGGTGCCGGCGGCCGTGAAGATCAGGATTATGGAGATGGTGCTGGACCGGACGTTCGGGAGACCGGAGGCGGCGATTAAGCTGACCAACGCGCAGCAGAATGTGGAGGCGGCGCAGGAGCGGATCGCGGCGATTGTGGAGAATATCAGGAAGAGGAGGGAAGGGTAGGATAGGGGGCTTTCCGATCGCCCCCAAAGACCCCTTCGGCCGAAATGCGTTTATAGGAATGTGATGGAATGATATTGCAGGAAAAAGATGAGAAAATACAGGAGCTGCTGGATAATCCGGATGAGATCGGGCGGATGGTCGGGTTTAAGGATTTGACGTCGGAGCTTCACGGGGAATGGATCAAAGAAATGGTATATGAGGATGGTGACTATACCCTGCAGGCTCATCGGGGAAGCTACAAATCTTCCTGCCTGGCGGTGGCGATTTCGCTGCTGCTGGTGATTGAATCGAAGAAAAACATCATCTTCCTGCGGAAAACGGACAACGATGTTTCCGAGATGCTGGGGATGGTGAGCAAGATCCTGAAGAGCCAGGTCATGAACGACATCGCGAACAGCATTTACGGAGTGGACCTGCAGATCATGACGGAGTCGCAGACGCATCTTTCCACGAATTTGTGGACGAGCCCGATGGGCGCGCCGCAGCTTTTGGGGCTGGGGATTAAGAGTTCCATCACGGGGAAGCACGCCTGGTATGTGATTACGGACGATATCTGCAACAAGGACGACCGGGAATCGCGGGCGGAACGGGAGCGGACGAAGCGGCAATATGACGAGCTGCAGAACATCCGGAACCGGGGCGGGCGGATCATCAATCTGGGGACGCCATGGCACAAGGACGACGTGTTCAGCAAGATGCCGAACATCGATCAGTATGACTGCTACACGACGGGGCTGATCCCGAAGGAGAAGCTGGAGGAGCTGCGGCAGAGCATGGCGCCCTCGCTGTTTGCGGCGAATTATGAGCTGAAGCATATCGCCAGCTCGGAAGTCATTTTTGAGACGGCACCGAAGTTTACGGACGACGCTTCCAAACTGCGGGACGGGGTGGCCCACGTGGACGCGGCTTACGGCGGGAACGACTATACGGCTTTCACCTGCGGCAGGCGCGACTGGGACAACGACGTGATGTACCTGTACGGGAAGCTGTGGCATAAGCCGGTGGACAAGGTGATGGATGTCATCATCGACGAGAGCCGGCGCCTTATGTGCGAGCCGATCAAATGCGAAGACAACGGGGACAAGGGGTTTCTGAAAAAGGAATTCTTCCGCAGAGGCGCGTATGCAGCCTGTTATACGGAGCACATGAACAAGTTCATCAAGATTGTGACGTTCCTGAAGAAATGGTGGCCGAAGATTGTGTTTCTGGAGGGGACGGATCCGGAATATATTGATCAGATTCTGGATTATACGGAGAACGCGGAGCACGATGATGCGGCGGATTCGGCGGCTTGTGTGTGCAGGATCTTGGAGCATGGATATCATTAGGGGGCTTTCCGATCGCCCCCTAAAACCCCTTCGGCTTGAATGCTTTTTTTGGAGGCTGTTTATTTATGTCACGGAAACGGAAACGGTATCAGAAGCCGGTACAACGGACGGAAAAGAAATGTTGCGGTCCGACTAAACCGGAGGCTGTGGCGGCTATTCTTTCGGCTTTGGACGGGTATTCTAACGCGGCGGCTTTTCTGGGGGAGGATTCGGTGCTGCTGTCCTCCGGGACTTTTCACCGATCCGGACTGACATCCCAGACGGAGCTGCTGACGGTGACCTACCGGGAAAACTGGATTGCGAAGCGGATTATCGACATGCCGTGCGAAGATATGACACGGGCCTGGTACAAGCTGAACACCTCGCTGCCGGAGGCGGCGCTGCATGACCTGTACCGGCTGGAAGCGCGGCACAGCGTGAAACAGGAGATCACCAACGCGGTCCGGTGGGCCAGGCTGTATGGCGGATCGATCGCCCTGATCGTCCTGCGGGGGGAGGAGAACCGGCTGGACCAGCCGATCGACTACGACCTGCTGCTGCCGAACTGCTTCCAGGGGCTGCTGGTGCTGGACCGGGCGCAGGGGATTGAGCCCTCCCTGGAGCTGGTGAGCGATCTGGATGATCCGGACTTTGGGCTGCCGATGTACTACACGGTGGAGCTGGAAACGGGAGCAGGGAATTCAGAGTTCAGAACAGTGAGGAATTCAGAGTTCAGAATTCAGAATTCAGAATTAAATTTGGCGGACGGAGAGAATTCCGGGATGGTGTGGAATGGGACGAGTAGATCAACAGTGAGACCTCTCGACTATGCTCGGGATAATATGGAGTGGAATGCCCGGGACAGTATACCGGGCAACGGTCCAACTTATTGCCGGGTGAAGATTCATCACAGCCGGGTGCTGCGGTTCATCGGGCGGGAACTTCCTTATATGGAAACCGTGGCGGAAAACTACTGGGGCGCCAGCGAGCTGGAACACATCTGGGATGAGCTGCAGAAACGATCGGCGACCAGCGCGAACATCGCCCAGCTGGTTTTTCAGGCAAACATCACGACGCTGAAAATGGGGGACCTGGGGGAACATCTGGCCTACGGGTCAACCGACATGCAGAACAAGGTCATGGATACGCTGTTTAATGAGAACCGGCTGCGGACCTCCTACGGGATCCAGCTGATGAGCGCGGACGACTCTCTGGAGACGCATGCTTTTTCTTTCTCCGGGCTATCGGACGTATATGAGTCCTTCATGATGGACATGGCGGGGGCGGCGGAAATCCCGGCGACGAAGCTGTTCGGGAGGAGCCCGCAGGGAATGAACAGCACCGGGGAGGCGGACCTGCGGAATTACTATGACATGATTGCGCAGATGCAGGAGCGGTGCCTGCGGCCGGCGCTGGAAAAACTGCTGCCGATTATGGCGATTTCCTGCTGGGCGTATGTGCCGAGGGACCTGGAGATTATCTTCCAGCCGGTCATGACGACCAGCCCCGCCGAGAGAGCGGAGCTGGTACAGAAGATGACATCGGATGTGATTGAGGCATTCAAGGCGGGGCTGATTTCCCAGGAGCAGGCGCTGGCGGAACTGGAGAGCAGAGGGGAACCGTTGGGGGTATATACGAAATTAGGGGGCTTTCCGATCGCCCCCTAAGACCCCTTCGGCCAGGGCTTTCCGATCGCCCTGGACCTTCGGTATAAAAAACATTTAGGGGGAATGAGATGCACTACTACGGAACACGGTTATCGGAAAATATCTCACGGCGGGAGCCGGAGGGGTATCTGCTTTGCCTGAACGTGCCGGTGGCGCGGACGGGGATGCAGGAGTATTTGCCGGAGGAGCTGGGACTGGCGGGAAATTCAGAATTCAGAATTCAGAGTTCAGAATTATCGCCTGCGGGCGGAGGGAACGGGCCGCCTGAAAATTCAGAGTTCAGAATTCAGAATTCAGAATTGTTTGTGTCTGTATACCGGCCTCCGGAGGAGGTTTTTTCGCCGGAGACGATTGCTTCTTTTGAGGGGATGCCGGTGACGAACGACCACCCGCCTGACGGGGTGGACATCGGGAATATCCGGGCGCTGCAGAAGGGGCATGCCCATAATGTTCGCCGGGGGAGCGGGGAGGAAAGCGACCTGCTGCTGGCGGACCTCATCATCACAGATCCGGTTCTCATTGATCTCATTATGGACGGCAAGCGGGAGATTTCCTGCGGCTATACATACGAGCTCTGTGAGGAAAACGGACAATTTATTCAACGCAAGATTCGCGGGAACCACGTGGCCGTTGTCGACGCCGGCCGCGCCGGGGCCCGCGTTTCTATTAAAGATGAAAAACCTGAAAGGAGAACACGTACTATGAAGAAATCCCTGAGCAAGATTCTGGCCCGGATGGCCAAAGACGGAGACATTGAGACGGTGGCGGAAATCATCGAGGAGATGATCGAACCGGAGAACACTGAAACGCCCGCCGAAACGGATGAAAACGTGACGGAAACCGCAGAACCGGTCATCGAAGATCCTGCCGCCGTTGTGGAAACGCCTGAAGGCACGACCATCGTGGTAGACGAATCTACGCTGGCAGACATCGTTTCCCGGCTGGACAAACTGATCGAACTGCTGACCCCCGGCCC